ATTTGTTCTAACGCAAAGTCATCTACACTCAATCGGAAGAAAGGCGAGTTGGGTGGAAGAAGGGCTAGCAACAGCTTTGATGCCAGGGTGTTAACTCCCCTAGCACCTACGCCTTGCCAAGGGGTTGGCAGGGAGGATGCAGATGAGTGCCCATCTTTGGTCATGAGGGAGGGGATGGTTAGTTCCGCACAGTCCCGTGCCCGATCTAAAAAGGGTCTACGGGAAGTCTCTAGCTGACCATAAAGGCTAGCGCACATTTTATTGGTGTCCATCCCTACTCCTTAACCCTGAGGAAGGTTGACACCAGCACCTTCAGATGCGGTATTTGCACTAGCAAGGTTAATCTTCAGCTTGTTCCTACCAGCATACTGACCTTTTCGTCCTGCTTTATTGTTCACATCTTCATCAGATTTGATCTTCAATGTTGGTGCGTCAGGAGCAGGAGTAGGAGGTGGCGGAGCGGGAGGGGGTGGTGGCTTTGAACCTCCAAAAATACACATATTATTTCTCCAAGATGTTTCGGTTCTGCATTTCAAACGTGGTTCGCAGAAAGCGGATAACGGAGACCTGCCCCTGTTTGAACCGAATTGTATCAAGGGTTTCGGTAGGCTCAGGCATTTTATCTGCGAACCTTTCCTCTAACCCTTCAAGTAATTCCTTTGATATACGGGGAAACTTAGATTTACTCATTAGGTTCTCCAATTGAGCAACTTTTTACAAACCCTCGCGGTCAAAGGCTTTCACCCACATGGCACAAATATCAGATCTAACAATGTCATCCACGGTGAACTCAACGTGGGGAACAGGTAATCTCTGCTTATGAATCATGTCGATAATTGTCTTCAGTCCTGAGGTTGACCTAAGGTCTGATTGCTTAATATCTCCATTCAACAACACCTGTGAGTTCTCCCCGATGCGGGTCAAGAACATCTTCATCTCTGCGGGAGATGTGTTCTGAGCCTCATCAAGGATTACAAAGGAGTTATTAAAGGTTCGACCACGCATGACCTCGAAAGGCACAATGTCGATATTCTTCTTTCGAGAGGCGATACCGTACACCTCTTCACCAAGTTCCGCCTGTAGCACATCAGTAAAGGGGATGACCCATGGAGCCATCTTCTCTTCCATAGTGCCTGGGAAGAAACCTAGAGATCGTCCTGCCGCCACGTTAGGGCGGGTCAGGATAATCTTGTCGATCTTCCCAGCAGCGTAAAGTTTAGCCGCATACACCGAGGCAATGTAGGTCTTACCTGTCCCTGCACATCCAGTCACAATTACTTGTGGGCTGGTCTTTAGGGCTTTGATGTAGGCGGCTTGTTTATCATTCTTAGGGGACAAAGGGGGTAACCCCCCAGTGTCCTTAGCTCGATACTTGGATGTTCTTTTTGATGTCATTAGCGAATTGGACAAGCCCCTGTTGCACACTCTTCCCCTTGGATCTCATCAAAGCTATTCGCTTGGTCAATCTCCAGAGGCTGGATGTTAGCGGAGTATTCATCAAACACTTCTTTGGTTACCACTTCCTGAGGGAGGTAGAGGTAGCCTAAGTCTTTAGCGGTCAGTGTTGGGTCAGCTCTGAATAAGAAGCTAACACCCACGTACACATCCCAGTTATCCAGCAGCCAATCAACAATCTGATCTACCTCATCAACTGAATAGCTAATGGTGGCTGATACGTTTTGCTGACACCAGTTGTTCATGAGCATCTTGTAACGCTCAAGTTGACTAATGGCTGACTCTTCATTCACCTCTAGGATTGTGCCGTTCTTCTCGACCTTATCGAAGGGAACGTCATCCCAGCTCACAGGGAAGGTAATAAGGACAGACTCTGAGTCAGTTGGGTTGTCGAACACTCGGTAACCTGCGGATCGACACAGGGGAACCAGAGGGTCATGCTTGGAGAAGTTGACGTTGTTGAACACATACTTACCAAGAGGCTTGTGGACACCTTCAGTCGTATCCATAATTTTGGATAGGGTACCGCTTGGCTTTATAGTGGTTACGTTTTTTGGGCGGGGTGTCTCCAGCTCATCTGCCATAGAGTATGCACCAGCCGTAGCCACACGTTGTAGTTCAGCGTAGTCATAGCTCCCCAAGTCAGGGCGGCGAACAATACCTGTCAAACCTACACCACACAAACGGAGGAACTCGTTGTTGAGGTGCCATGCTTCCTGAAGGATTTCATCCCGCAGATCCACACAGGTCTGTCGATAGTTAGCCCGTGCTGCCAAAGTAACGGCTCGGCGTAAACCTGAGGAGTCACCTTTGAACTTACCAACGTCCACCTCTGTTAGGTTACAGAAGCTCTTGTTACCCAGCAGGATCTCTGCGCAGGGGTTACAGCCTTTGAACCAAGGTGCGCGTTTCACAGCGGTCTGAGCGTTAATAAAGCCAGGCTCTGATCCACCTGCCTCTATCATCATGTCAAAGATGTCTTTGAGTTGACTGTAAGAGGGCTTGGTTTTGAACAGGAGGGAGTTGTTGGATTGTGCACGTTGTACGTTGTTTACCCACCAATCTTTCTTGGCTACGGCAAACTCTTCCCACTCATCTTCACCATAGTTAAAGAGAGCAATTTCAGCACTGCGGCGAGAAGACAGCACAGTACCCAACCAGTTGACAACATCAAGAATATCAATACGTGTAAGCAAACTGCCAGCACGTTTATTGAGAATCTCCACAATAGCTGTATAGGCTTTAGCAATAGCGGCATCGCCTGAAGAAATCCAACCATAACCTTTAAGTCGTTCACCCGCTGGGCGGATCTGTGAGAAGTCCAACACTAACCGTTCGGCACGGTAAGGGTGGGCAATAATTTTACCAATGGACTTCGCCCATGCTTCGGCTGAGTCACCTACGGCAATTGTCCAAGTACGGGTATCGGGGTCAAAGGTTTCTACGTTTTTCTCGTTGCCACCTTTTTCGGTACGCTCGGAGCGGACTACTCGTACTTCTTTGAGAGGTACTTGGAAGCCCGTAAGTTGCCCCACGATAGGGCGGAAGCCCACACCGCATCCTTGAAGGAGCAGCCACAGGCAATCAACCACATCTTGAACTGTTTCAACATGGGTAAAGGAGCAGTTAAATTGAGAGGCTTCACGTTTCTTCGCTACATCAGTTCCGCCTAGCCACAGTGAGCGACCAGACATTAGGACTTTACGCTCCATCATGTATTGACGGAGTTCTTCAATCTCCAAGGCTTCATCTACAGACAGAGGACTACCCTTGGCTCGTTCCCAGAGCCATGTCTGGTGCTGGAGTACACGGTCTACGGTCTGTGACCACGATTCAAATTCGGTACCTTGAGCGTTGAGGGGACGGTTATATGTGCGGCGAGTAATTAGCTGGGCACGGAGGGAGGGGGTTTTATCGGTTGTCGCCATTTCCTTGGATTCTATTCCTTGCCTTACGGCTTGTTAGTTTCTGTAAATTTAATTCTGCAATTTCGTTCAGGTCTGTGTCCCAATCATAAGCCACAGCCGCGAGGCACCAGAGAATGTCACCCAGCTCTTTCTTGACATTCTCCATGTGGGCTAAGAAATCCCCACCATCACGGCGGAGCTTTGCCTCAGCGGATAGAAGTTCGCCAACTTCTCCAGCCAAGTTATACAGGGCATAGATCTCATCAGCAGACTTCAGGCGGAAGCTCATGGCTTCCTTCTGGTAATCAGTAAAGTTCATCGTAGTGAGCCTTGAGGTATTCGAGATAATGGATACATTTCTCTATATCTTCCTTACGGTTCTTGTAGCGGTGTCGAAGGAGATACTTCACACAGTTGCCTTCCCAAAAGTTCAGCTCCCATGCCTTTACGATGTCCCACGGTTGAATGGCTTTTAAGTAATGACCCCCACCTACCTGACGGGTGGTTGCGGCTAGACGGGCAAATTCCTCGTCCTCCTCAGGGGTAGTCTCGTTGTTTCCAAAGAACTGTTTTAATTCGGAGTCCAAAGTTTTACCTCTTTAGTTGTCTCGTTGTATTCCCCATAGCGGAGGATGCGGCTGACCTGTGCTTGAACCAAGGCTTCCTCTTCACAGAGTCCTGCCTTCTCGTAGGCTTTCACTACGTGGCTCCAATAGATCTCTCGGAGTTGCTGGGGGTTAGCCCAAGGGGTTCCCTCATCAAGAGCTGCTTGGATAATCTTCTGAGCAGTCTTCTCGCCAACACCTGGGCAACCCGCATAGCCATCCGTAGGATCACCTGTAAGGGTTTGCATCATGTGGTACTTGTCAGCTTGGTGTTCATTCACCTCGAAGGTCTCACCAGTACCCATGTGGTAGTGCAACCCTGGGATGGTCTTGAGATCCTTGTCGATGGTACACACAATGTAGGTGTCCTCGCTGGGAGTGGTGGCTTGGATGCCAATCACATCATCCCCTTCAAGGGTCTCCACTACTTTAGACTCATAGCTGTCCATCGCGTACTCACGGAGGAACTTGAGGAGTAGGGGCTTACGGGTACCTGCACGGTTTGACTTGTAGGTAGGGAGAACAGACTTTCTCCAGTTGTTAACGTCAGAGAACACCAACAGAAAGTTGTCAGCCTCTACGTCATCCACAATGGATGTGACCGCATGGTCAAAATGCTGGGTAGCTTCATCCTCAAAACTGTGAAGTGTCCATATACCATCACCCCAGTCTGTGGGTGTCTCACTTACAGCCGCAGCTTGGTAAGCGAGTATGTCTGCATCTATGAGAGCAACGCGCATAGTTTATCCTTTTTGGGAACTAGGTATTCCCAAGAGTATGGGAAGAGGGACTTCATGTTCCGATCCACAGCCTTAGCTACTTCTCGGGTCTCTAACTGGGTGTGATTATCCAGTCGGAGTACACACATTCTAGCCCAAGCGTAGAGGGTTCCTGTCCAGATCCACTCGGTCATGGTGTTCTGGGGGAGAACCATACGGGCTTGCTCGGGGCAGACCCCAGATGCCAAGAGATCTTCATAAGTCTTTAGGGCAATCGCGGTGGTAGATCGGATGACACCGTGGTATACCGCTACCTCGCCACTGCTACCCTGCTTGATGCTGCCCTCAGGCTTGCCTCTCCACACAGGGGGAACGAAGAACTCAGGGGTGTGGTCAACATAACGGCGACTAACTTCGTTCCAAGCAAAACCTACAGTATGCTTGACCAGTTGCCTTGCAACAAAGATAGGAGCCTTGACTCGAAACGTAGCTGAAACGTGAGCAAAGGGAGACCAGTGGTTATGCTCTGCTAGATACTTAATAAGTTTCTTATCAGATAAGTATTCAAACTCTTCATGCTCTTTGTCAAAGCTAACTCGGGCAGCGTTCACCACAGACAGGTCACTGCCCATGTGGTCTCTGTACTCAACGTCAATTTCAGCTAGTTTAATCATAGGTGGGATCTATTTCCTTAAGGCTTACATGGGACATCACGGCGAGATACTGAGCTACTTGAGGGTTCTCTACGAGAACTGAGGAGAACCCTGTGGCTAGTCGGTGGACAATCTGTTCTTCATCCACGTTGCCCATCATGATCCGCATATAGAACATGATTAGATGGAGGATCTCATGGACTAGGGTGTCCATCTCTTCTACAGGGGTAAGGTTTTCTATGACTCGGATACGTTGGGCTTTGGCATCGAAGTCTCCGTAGTAGTCAGTACCCCACGGGCTTTCCCCCAAGAATTGAACTTCAATGTTT